TATATTTGATTTTTTCCCCAGAATTATATTCATGATTAATAATTGTTATTTGATTAAGTGAAGTGCTTATGCCAGAGATACTGGTTGTTTTTTGTTTGTTTTGATAGTTTATTCCACGCGAAGTAACAGTAATGCTCTCTACAACAGATTTTTTGTTAATTGATTTTAAAGTATGCTTGCCTATTCCGAATGAACTTAAAACCACCGTGTTAATACCAATGATGGCATCATTTTGTGTTGGATGAAGTTTTACTGTTGATGGACCAACAACAGAAACATAGTAAGACGAGTTAGTATTAATCCCCCCAACAGCGGTTTGAGATTTGGTTTGATATATTACTTGTTCAGCATTTCTAAATTTATGATATGTTGTGAATCCAATTGTAGATTGTGTAGATCCAATACCAACTTTAGCAGACCCAGAATCAGCAAAAAATTCTGCAGAGTGATCAATCAACTTCATGTTTACTGAGGCATTAGCTCCAGACCCATTTCCGCCAGATATTGTGACTGTTGGTGTTTCAATATAATCAAAACCAGAATCTAAAATTCTGATTTCCTGAAGTGAACCAATTACCGATACATATCCTGTTGCTCCTGTTCCAACACTATCAGAAATAAGTAAGTTTGGTGGATTAATTATATCATAATCAAATCCTGGTGCTAATATATCAATTGTTTCTAATTTTCCATAATAAATTGTATCTGATGACTTGTAGTTAAGGATTTCAACTCCATTTACTAATATTCCATTAAACCCTGGTTTTGTTTCATAAGATTTTCCATCTAATATTGGATCTATAATTGCACGTAAAAGTTTTTGTGGTTTTAATGTTTTTGATCTAAAATTATATGGACGAATATTGGAGTCAACTACACTAGTGCTACCTATTGATACAAAGATTGAATTGTAAATATTATCTTTAGTTTTTGCTAATTTAATGGTATTAGCATCAATTCTCTTTACATAATACAATCCCTCACTTGGAGGTTTTCTGTTAGAAACCTCTTCACCATCCACAACACCAGTAACTACGAATATTCCTTCGGGTGGATCAACTGTTTTTCCAGAATCATTTTTAGAATCAAGACTGTGAAATAATGATGTTTTGATCACTACACCAGTTGATATCACACCAGAAAGATCGGTATAATTTGCATTTATTCTTTTGGGCGAATAATAAATTTGGTCTCCTGTATAAAAACCATGATTTGTGATTGTTAGAGACTCTCCAGAAAAAGTTCCGGTAAAAGTAACAGATCTATCTTTTGTATCAATCGGTTGCTCAAAATAAGATGGTATTGATGGAGAGGAAACTAAAATTATATTTGCTTTGACATCTGTGGTTTCAGATTGATTCAAATAAACATTTTGAATATTTGTCGAGAAATTAGATGCTGCAAAAGTATTTGACTTTACTTTTAAAATTTTTCTCTTAATAGTATAGTTAACACTAGTCGATAAAGATCCTTGTCCTTTAATTAAAATTGATTTATCTGATAAAATATCTGTTATGATTGAACTTCTATCAACCAAATTGTTATCTGTGATAAAAATTTCATCGCCTGTTTTAAAATAATGATTAGTTTTTAAATTTACTCTATATGTGCTGTCTGAAGCATCAAATAAACTTATAGTATCTACTTCATATTTTGATGCTACGTTATAAAACCAATTTTTGGATAAAAAGTCTCTTGCTCTTGATCCAAGGGTTTTAATTAAAACAGTATCACCTGAATCATAATAATAACTTTCTGTTGGTATCTCTAGATCTTGTATAACAGAGTTGATTCTAAGTTTTACTGTATTTTTAGTTTTAACTGCAGAATATGTCCCCACATTTTCAGATGAAAAATACTCACCATATGCGTATGTGTTTATCCCAATACTTGACTTATCTAAAATTGTTTTAGTAATGCCAGAGCATCCATAAAACTGATTCAATGACTTCGAAGTGTAAGCGACTACCCCATTAGTGTCATCACTAAAGGTAACATAAAGTTCTCCTGTATTCCCAAATCCAACAGTAGAATCAACATCTAATGTTGTTGGTCCAGAAGATACTAGAATTTCTCCTCGCATAGAGGTATGATTCTGACAGACATAATAATAAGTGCCAGGTTCTACTCCGCTAGTATTCCATGAGATAGTTCCAACTTGTGCTCCGTTATTTGTTAAAGTTCCAGTGGTAACATTATTACTAGTTCCGGTTGTATTAGTTGTTTTAATTCTAAATGGATGCCCAGATGCATTTATATTGAATACTAAAATATCTCCCACTGTTACACTGAGAGTTGGATTACTCCCAATAGCATCACCGGTAAAAACATAGTTGCCCGATCCACTATTTGTTACCCCATAAGTTTTTGTAGATCCAGCACTTATGGTTCCAATTAATTTTGTTTTCGGATGAACGGAGAATGCTCCATAGGTCGCTCCATCAACTCCTGCACTTCTATTATATCCGGCATCAATACTTAAAGTATAATAAGTCTGACCCAATCCAGAGACAGTTTTTACAATATTCCCTATTGGCGCATATGCTTTTGTAAATAAATTACCATATTGATTTTGTCTTAACGTATTATTTTCAAGTTTTAGTGGATCCCCCTCTATTGCCTCTACAACTAAATTTTTTACAACTTGATAATTTGCGGATGAGGGAGTAAAAAGATAATCACTAGGTCTAACAATTTTTATATCTTCGTTATATAATGATTTAAATAAAATTTCAAAAGATCTATCAGTTCCTCTAGTTGAATAAAAATCTTTAGACTGTTTTATAAAGAAATTTTGATTTAGTTGACTTGTTAACGTTCTATTCTCTAATCCTGGTAAAAATTGTTTTTTTAATTTAATCAAAAATTCTTTTAAAAATAAAACACTTAAATTTTTTATCTCATCTCCCTTTTTAATTAAATTATTAGTTGAGCCATACTCACTACCCCGGTGTTCTGCAGAATTTGAAGATGAAAACGTTAATTCCTCTGGTCTGGTATCAGTAATGTAAGTTGTTATACCACTAAAACCTCTAATACATCCAGTAAAACTACTGGTCGTAATTCCAGTGTATGTAATAATTTCATCATTAATCTTTAAAAGTCCATATGAGTTTGGAAATCCTACAGTTCCGCTTGGAGATTGACGTAGATCAATATTAATTGTTGTAGATCCAAATTCTAGATCATTTGATAATATTACACTATCTGATAAATTCGTGGTTTCGTTTAACTTAACATACTGATCAATGTTATTGATAAGATCAATTGGGGCTCCTTGAAATTCTTGAGAGATGTAGTATTGTTTTAAAAATTCTGATATTAAAGGAAACTCCTCTCTAACATAAGATGGGAGTTGATTTTGAACTACATTGCTAAATTGAATTCTTTTTTCTGACATTTTATTATTTTATTCTTGATTAGTATCCATATGAACCAGATGAACCAGATGAACCAGATGAACCAGATGAACCAGATGAACCAGATGATGATGTTGGTGCTGAGTAAGTTCCAGCGGCCACAGATGGAGTTGATGTAGTTGATGTGGTTGATGTAGTTGATGTGGTTGGAGTTCTAGTTACAGATGTAGATGCCTCTACTAATCCTCCAGGACGAACAAGGAGTCCGTTTGCATAACTTGAAGATGATATGTAAGTGGATGCTGATGGATCTAGTCCAGATGAAATGTTGTCTACAACCATATCAAAAATACTATTACTAATATCTAGTTGTAAATATAAGTCCTGCAATCCTACAACGTCGTTAGAAAGCGGAGAGGTTGAAATTTCTATGATTGTTTGTCCATCTTTTATTTTTCCTGCTTGAATGTTAACCGGATTTAAAGTTACAATCCCTTTTTTGTAATCAATTTTTCCAACATTTCTTCTTATGACTGTTGGACTTGTAGAATTTGGTGATGGGACTGTAAAGAGAAAAAGAGATCCAGTTACTCTATTTGTGTCTGGTAAATCAGATAGATAAACATTTTGTGGAATTCCTGCAATTCTAAAAGCACTTGATTTGATATTATAACCACCCATATTCTTAATATGAAATTCATTTCCAAATCCAATTTGATATTCTGCAAAAGTATTTAATGTTACTCTTATGTCTCTTCTCATTTGAATTGTGGTGATATTTGAAGTCACAGATTCATGACTATTATCAATAATTCTTAAAAACTTACTATATTTAAATCTAGCGCCATATTTGTTTAGTTCTGATGATTCTGAATATTGAGATGCATTATTTTGCACAACTGTAGAAACATACTCTGAGGAGGAAGCTAGATTGGTGTTATAATAAACTTTTGAATTAACTTCCAAATAAAGATATTTTAAATCAAGAATTTCTGGTATAATTCCAGCGACTGCATATTTTTTGAGTTTAAGTTTAATATTTTCTTTAATTAAATTTGGAATAAAATCTCCAGTTCTTGGTTTGATGCTAATAAACACTTTTCCATATTGTGGAGGAATAACCTCTTCTCCACCAAAAACTGAAATTGATTCTGTCTCTGGATAAATTTTTGCTGGTATGAGAGTTTCATAGTCGTCTGCAGTTAAAACTCTGTTTTGAGATGCGTATATACGAGGCGCAAATTTTTTAATTGAATCAACAGACTCAATTTGCTCTCCACCTGATGCGATTAGACCAGTTGTAAGTAGAGAGATACCAGAGGTAACGGTGTATTCGACAGAATTTCTAGTATAAGTAAGTCTGCCCGCAAATGTAAATTGACTTATTCCATTTGCGCTATCTCCATTTGTTGTGATGTAGTTCGCAGTGATATAATTTCCTTCCTCTAATTTTTTTCCAAATATACCATCACCAAATAGTAATTCGTACCTTTCATCTTCAATTTCTTGAAGATAATAAACATTGGAATTTGATTTTACTTCAAACAAACTATCTTGTAAAATATAATTAACTTGAGACGTGGAAGTTTCGTTTGATTTTACATTAACAGAAATTAAATTAGTATCGATACCAGAGTTTGGAAGTATAAATCTTTGATATGGATTTCTTGAAGTGTAAGTAAAATTGGATGTTAACAAATTTCCTTCATAAATTTTAAGATCATCAAAAGATGCAATTCCATTAATGACAGGTGCAGTAACATCTTCTAGAATCGAAAAAACAAAAGATTGATTTCCAAAAGCTCCAGATGTTGTAGCGACTGGACCTTTTTTAAGAGTGATTGTAGATGGTGGGGGAGTAATATTTGATGTGTCAATAAAGAAACTAACGGATCCTCTTGCTGCTTTTTTTGATTTAGGAATATAACCAATATTTCTTGCAAGTGCAACAACATTTTCTCGAAGTGTTGCGCTATCGATAAACACTTCATTTGCAACCATATTCGCATTGTATGAAGTGATATAAGTGTTGTATGCCAGAA